ACAGCAGAAGTATAATTATTACCTGAATTAGTTACAATAATACTTTGAATTGTACCGCCAGAAAGAACTGCAACCGCAGTTGCGCCAGTACCATCACCATTAATATTTACAATTGGTGCTGTTGTATAATTAAAACCAGGATTGACAACAGAGATAGTATCAACACCAAATGTTTGTGTAGGAATTTCTTCAAGGTATACACCATCAATAATATTAGATGTGTTTGAAGAATCAATATATTGTAGAGCAGGTGAACTAGTAATACCACTACCAAAGGTGCCACGTTGTAAAGGCACATTATACGACAATGTATAAGATGTTGGTGTGGTTAAATTTGGAAAGAATTTCTTTTGTAATTGAAGTGTATATTCTGATGTAACAATAGACTGGTCATAGTTTTGAACAGTACTCAATAAATCATAAGCATTAAATGTAGAATTAAAAGTATTTAATGTTGCTTTAGCAAAAGCTTGAATTGCAGATGTTACACCTGTTTGTAATTGAGAAGAAGTTAAAATTGTTTTATTTGGATCATACAAAACATTAACACCAAGTTTAATGTAAGTATAATCAGGATCAACAATAGTAGGAGTTACAGTCAATACAGAAATAGGTTTAACAATATTGTTAATGATTTCATTTTTCTGTGCAACAGTTAAATTATATGAACCTGTGGGTTTTAAACAAACAAATACTTGACCAAATACTGGTGGATTATTTTCTTCACCACCCCATACGTTTACAGCATCAAATGAGAAACCTTGATTATTCTGCTGAATGGCAGTAATGTAATCGTTTTTACTAACAGCACGACCTTGTGCAGCAAAGGCTTTAGGTGCTTGAAACTTAATAGAATCAATAGACTCTTTATTTGAACCGGCTGATGCCGCAGCAATTGAAGTTACTGAAGATGGAGAATAACCAGAAACATTATTCAACAATACAAATGAGTTGGCGCCCGCAGCCGCAGTACCTTCTGTTGAGACATAATTAACAATTACAATATTGCCATCAGTTAATTGTTGTCCTAAGATTCCATCACCAAAATAGATTTGATAATTGCCATTCAATGCTTCTTGTAGAAAATAAACTTGTGAAGAAGAATTTAATGTTAAGTAATCAGAAGGCATCGCCTGATTATAAATGGTATATGAAGAATTTGAAGAAGATGTCTGTACAATTACCTGTAAACTAGTTGTATCGATAGCATTATCAGGAATTTCAAAGATGTAATTTGGATTTGTTGCAGAACTCACATTAAAACGATATGTGGCGTATACACCTTGTTTGATTTGTACATTAGGAAATACAGCAGTATTATTGGTAACATTGACTGTATAAGAATCTGGATTAACAAAAGTATAGTTTACGCCATTAATTGCTGATGAACTAAATGTTTGATAAGCAGGTAATGTCAAAGAATTGGCAGAAACATGAGTAAATGTTACATTAACTGTTGCAGTAGGTGCAATAGCAGAAATTGGAGTATAATTTAATAATTTTGCTTGAGATACAACAGAACTTCTTTGTGTGGCAGAATCCAAGAACATTTCGTTGGCCACCATATTTAAATAGTAGGCATTGTACTGTGTATTGTAAGTCAGAACATCAATCAACTGGTTCATTGCTGAACCTTCAAAATTATAGTCTTGGAAAGTGTTTTGGCCCTTTAAAAAGGTAATAAAATTACTCTTTAAAGAATCAAAATCAAGATTTACTAATTGGGTAGTCGTATTTGCGGCCATTATCTGGTCCTCTGTAATAATAGATTAATAGCTGTTGGTGTCGTCTGATTACCAATAAAAACATATAAAGCCACGTTGAATTGATTACTATCAGGTAAGGCAGTCACATTTAATTGACTAATTCTAGCCCTTGGTTCGTAGTTTTTAATCATACGAACAATCTCATTTTCAATCAAAGTAGCGGTTAACGATGTAACCTGTTCAAATAATAGTGTATTTAATGTACTTCCAATCTCTGGTTGAAATAATCTCTCATATAGATTGGTTGATAATAGATTACGAATAGAACGAATGACCGCCTGTTCGTTGTACTTCATTGATACATCACCTGTCGCCGGTGATGGGAGAAAGGTCATATCTAGGTCTGAGTAGATGTAATTTGTTGTTGCCATTCTTTATTTATTACGCCTCGGAGTAAAATTGCGTAAGGAACTCTAGGTTTACGTCAGGAACATTTCGGGGCCGGATCGTAATTTTTAGATTTTCCATTTTAAGTGTTTGCTGTATTTGCTGAATAGTTTATTGAATTTGCTGATACCCAAGAAGTAATAGCAGAATTTGCCCATTCAGGCAATACATTGATACTTTCGTTTGCTTGTTTGTTACCATCAGAATCTTGTGAATATTCTATCCAACCTTTATCATTGTTCCATTGTAAAGCATGAATATTTGATGGAATATAAGATAAATTTAAATTTAAGTGTGCAACTCCATCTTGATAAACTGCACCATCTTCTCTAATTATTGATAATTTCATTCTCTGTTATCCATTATTAAAGTTTTTTGAGTTGGTGTTATTCCTGCTGCCGCCAAAAGTACTTTTTGTCCAACTTCATTGTTTTTAACCATTTCATTTCTAAAAGATTCAACGGCTGCACCTGTATGTCTTTGTTGTTGACTATTTTCTACCAATAAAACTGGTAACCATGCAATAGCACAACCCCATTCATCAACATCTTTACCCGTATTAGGATTCGTACCTCTCATTTGAGTAAACCATGCACAATCTAATCCTCTACACGGATTAAAATTATCTTGTGGACATAAATTTTTTGGTTTGATTTCCATAATATTTTCCTATCAATTTTTAATTGCAATAATAACATCAACATAATTCACCGCCAAATTAACTGCAAGTGAACCTGAACCAGAACCAGAATATGTATGGTTATGTGAACCACCGCCTCCAGTAGAATAAGTATTTAAGTATACACCGCCACCGCTTGTTGTACTAGTAGCATCATATGGAAATCCACCAACAGTAGTGAATCCACCTTGTGTAGCAACTTGGTCATCTGCACCAAAAACGTGAACGTGAGAAGGAATTTGAGAATTTGATAATGTTGTTTGGTCAGTACTTCCACCTATTGATACTGTTACTGTTCCACCGACGGATGAAGTAAAGGCTGAAGAAAACGGTACGCTACCGCCTGAACCTACTGAACCATTAACAACTCTCAAAGCTTTGTCATTATGTACGACAGATTTAGTCCAACCCGTTGGTGCAGTAGATTGTTGAAACATTAATGCAGTACCAGAAGGGAAAGCTATTGAACTATCAGAATTTGGAGCATAAGTGTATAAAGTACCAGACAAACCAGTACCAGTAACAACTCCTGGATTTTGTGCTTGTACTGATGCTATTACCGTTGGGTCTAATGGTATATTAAATGCCATTTTAGTATCCTAACTCCGAATGTAATTTACTGGTTCCAATTAATTTGATGAGCGAGTTCTGTGAAGCGCCCAAATTAGAAAACTGTAAAAGTGTTTGATAATCTTGTAAAACTTGACAAGAATTGGTATAAAAGTTAATGTCACCATTTCTTTGCGTATCCATTAACGTTTGTAAATTTGTTACATCGGTTATAATTGTATTAATGGCGGTGTTTGTAATATTACTTGTTGCGTTTCCACTTACCAATGAAATACTATTATTTAAAGTTGCATAATCACTTACAATTGCAATAGTAGAGTTTGATAAAGCAGAACCAATATACAAACTAGTAAAATTGCCCATAATAGGAGTATTATCTTGTATTGAGTCTGTTTTATTGGTAATATTTAATATTTGACGGCCAACAGCCAAAGCAGAACCTAAATCTGGATACAAAGTAGTATTAGCAGAAAGAGTTACACCAGATAAATTGTTTGTATGAACAGTAAAATTAAACAAAGAATTTTCTGCACTTACAATTGCTGCACTTAATGTATTAGCTGCCGTTGCCGTATTGGCAAACACCGTATTTGAAGTATTTGCAAGAACTGCCAAACCATTTAAGTAAATAGCAAGTGTTGCTAAATTTGTATTGTATGGATTTTGATAGTAACCACCAACAGTAGCATTTGACAAATCATTAATTTGCCATTGGTTTAAATTGATGTTTGAATTGTTTACAAAATTAAGAGTGTTAGCCGTGAGTTGATCCGCACCGTTAAAAACGGCAGAACCTTTAGTATAACCTAATCTTCCGTAAACACTCATATTATGCTTCCATTATGCCGTTACTTGGTGGTGAAGTTGGGAAACCTCTATTACCGATGTGAACGTGGCGGTCCACTTTTAATCTAAACATTTCCATAGAACCAAACATATCAGAAACTATTGGTCCGTAAACTGATACGCCGGCAACAATTGTTGTGGCAGCTGCCATGAATCCAGAAGTTTCAACACTTTTGATTGCTGATACCGATAAACCGGCAGAAATATTACCTTTAACCGATACACTTTGTGTTGCCGTAATATCACCACGAACTGCCACATCAGCATTTACATTTAAATGTGTGGCTGAAATATTTACATCACCGCTTGCATTGATATCAAAATCACCTTGTACTGTCTGTTCACAATCACCGTTGATTAACTGCTTAACATTACCATTCACATTTTGATATACTGTACCGTCTACTTGTTGATAAGAATCTCCTTGTACATGAAGAACAGAATCTCCCATAACAGTAATATTACAATTACCACTAATTAAAACATTTTTATCTTTTAATACAATTTCATAACCATTACCAAATATTTTATGAATCTCATCGCCGGTTGCTTGCATCTCAATAAATGTATTGCCGGTACCATGTTGTAGTCGAACACGCTCACGACCAGGCGTATCGTCTAATTCTAACGAATGGCCAGATTCAGATTGTGTTACACTATTATACGGATAAACAGGCTGATAATCGGTATTTGCTGCCGATTCCGGTTCTGTCCACGATAAATCTGCCATTATATTCCCTAAGGTTTCTGAAATGTAGGCCCACTAGAAGTGCCTGAATTGTTTTGTTGTGCTGTTGTCAATTGTGTTGATGCGGTTAATGCTGCAGCAGAAGCAGTACTTAATCCGCCATTCTTTTGTGAATTAACAATAGCAGTAGCATTTGAAATAGCACCATTAATACTTGAAAGAGCATCTTTAATACATTGTGTCAAAATTGCAGCAATTCTTGCTGGTAGAGTTTCAATATATTTAATTAGTTTTTGTAATTGAATAATATAACCAGTAATTTGTGCTTGTACTTCTTGTGCCTTTTTAATTAACTTTTGAATTAATTTAACTTGACCTTGAATTGCAGTAATGACTGCTCTAACTCCATCTGCAAAAGGTGAACTAGATGTACTAGCAAACAGACCTTGAACATATGTTCTAATTGCTTCAATTGCTTCTTTAATTTGAAATGAAACCCACGCAATAGAATATTTAATTTTACCAGAAATGTCACAAACGTGAGCCAAATTACTATTTGAAAAAGAAATAGAAGTATTGGCAATTTGGCCTCGAGCCAAAGAAGGGTTTGTTGGTCCGCCAACCGAAGGAGCATTTCCACTATGAGTTGGTTTTGGTGGATTGCTTTCGATAGCACCAACGACAGCAACGATTAAGGGTAGTGTAGGTATAGCCATATTATCCTTCCTGTTGAATACCGGGTAAAACACCCATCATGATAGGAAATTGGCCTGATTCACCATCCATGAAAAAACCTACTATCCAATCTCCTACTTTAGGTTGAGAAAAAGATTTAGAATTATTAATTGGGTACATAGGATGCGCCCATGGCAAATCCTCTGTTGGTAATGCTGAAGTATCATCTGTATGCCAACCAAAAATTCGAATTTGGCAACGACCAAGACCTAGTTCATCACCGGCACGGTTTTCAACCACGCCGACCCACCAGATAAAACCATTAAGACCAATAAAATTATTACGCATTATATTTGTACACCACTAACTAGTTGTTGTAATACTGGATCACTATTATTAAACTCTGGATAGTCTGCTGATACACTATCTTTAATTAATTCTATGATAGATATATATGCGTTATTTTTAACCGCATGACGCACAGCAGATACCAAATATTTACCAGAATAAAACGGATCCAATTGTCTCGTTGAGTTCGAACCTGTCTGTGTAAACGAAACGGGGTCAATAGCATATGTGTTGAAATTAACCACTTGGCCTGCACACAAATTAGGATCACCAGGAACAGTCAATTTAATTCTCATGTAATTTGCCAAACCTAACTGAGCAACACGATTAGGCACATATTTTTCAATGTAGATATCATTTGAAACTGCATCAGGATTTTGTTCAACATAAGAATTTTTCTTTTCGCTTGCATTAGAAGATGCCAATCTTAAAGCACCAACTTCCAATCCTGACGGAACATCACGATTTGTTTCATACATTGTTTGACCTAAACGGTTTTGATAACCATTTGTTATATTTGTCAAAGCACTACCATTTAACATGGCACCAGCATATTGACTGTAATCAAAAATACCATCAACTCTATTCACTTGTCGTAACAATGGATCAATTGTAATTACCTTATTTGCAAAAGTACCATTTGTTGTGGCCGCCAAAGTATCAAAAAAATCTAATACTTCAAACTCTAAAGCATTAGTCAACCTTTGGTTCATATCAGTTTCATCAATATTTTTAGGATCATACTTATAAGTCTGATACGCAGATTGTGAGAAAAGATTCTGTAAAGATTTTAAAAAGTAACCAGTACTATTTTCAAAGAACAACATATCGGCACCTTCTTGCCCATCAGGCAATGCGTATGTTGATAACCAATTAATTGTTTCAAATAGTTTTTTGTTTGGTAAAACGAAGTTGTATGTACCAAGAGTTGGGTCAATAGTTACATTCTTACTTGTTTGTATATAAGTGGTAAGAATATCATTGATAATAAAATCTATTTGTTGACCAGGATATGATTTCGATAAACGATTTTGTTCTGAGATTAAAAATTCTTCAGAAATAAAATTAAGAACATAAACTTCATAGTTATTACTATCAGAAGTTACTCTCTTGCCAATCTTATATACTCTATAATTACGAGAAAGAACATCTGGATCTTGTGTAGTCTTTTGTAATTGTACCTGAATAAATTCTGTACCATTTAACAAATAACTTGATATAAGTCCTAAAGCATCTGAGAGAACCACTTCACCTGAAATAGTAGAACTGTAAATATCTTCAAACAAATTCAATTCGAGCATGAACGGCTTTAAATTAACAATACCATCTTGTAGTGATGTTATTAAGTTTAAAGTTACTAAATTATAATCGGTAGGATAACGAAGATATTTTGTATCTAACGACATTATACTTTCACCAAGGATTTAAATTGTGATTCCATTTGACTTGCATAATTTTTATTAATCAGATTAATGTTTCGTTTTGATTCATTTAACTGATTTTCATAATCATAAATTGATAACGCATTTTTAGATACATTATAAGTTACTGTTGAACCATTTGGAAATGTTTGTACAGTTGACGATGGTATCAATTGAAGATATGTGGTCTCATCGATTGCTACTGTTTTAATAACAGTTGTTTGTGTTGAACTATCAATGGTTGTTACCACTTTTTGATATTCATATGCCGTTGCTTGAGTATAAGAAACCACATTTGATGCACCACCGGCAACATCTGCATACTTATCTTGTAAGTAAGTCAAAAATTGATTTGATGTCAATGGCCAGTTAGATTGTGGATCCAACATCTGTGGATTACCATACAAAACAATCCAATAACGATAAGAATCACCATAATACTTATTAGCAATAATTTCTGGTGTATCACCTTCTTGTGTAGGATATTGGTAATACAATAAAGGATTTTTAGATAACTGAGGAATTAATGCAGTTCTAATTAATAAATTTCTCAATAAATGAATATTACCAAATGAGTCTCTATTTGGAATTAAAGGTAAAGAATTAAAATATTTCATTTTTATTAATCCTGTGTAATATCACCAGCGTCATATTGTGCTTGGTAATTAGCAATCTGAGAATCAGTACTACTTTGTGTAGAATTTAATTGCTGTTGTGTATTGTAATTTGCAGCAACCTGACTACCTTTAAATTGTTCTTTAGTAATCATTGTTGTCTCTTTGAATTGTAATGTCAAACGAGTTTGAACTGGATAACCATCTTTGTATGCAGAAAAACCATTAGGCGCATAATCAACGGTAACATCTTCTAACACACAATCATTAACTGTGAATAGTTTTGCTGCATTGGCATTACTAATAGAACCTGTATCGCCTTGTGTTAAAAACCCTAGACCAGAATTGTTGAGTGCAGAAGTAAGAACATTAGAAATTGTTCCTAGAATACCGTTTTGACCTAAGAATTTAAATTGTACAGAGAAGATTTGTGGTGGTGTCAAAAACTGACCAGAACCACCGCCTTGAGCACCTGCAATACCAGGTAATGAATAAAATGTTAATGTGTCACAAATATTTTGTACAGTCTTTGCTTCAGCAGAAGTTTTTGGTGTCATTAAGAATTCTAATTGGAATGTTCTTAGACCAACACCCTTATACAATAGTTGCATCTGTGGGTTGACAAACACACCTGCGCCTTGTGCAGCAAGAGAACCAATTTGACCTGTACCGCCTAATGCTGAAGATACTTTATTTGCACCATATGCAGCACCAGCAATACCATAAGGAGTAATTTTTCCACCTAATTCTTTTTTGGTTGCATCAGAATACAAATTACCAGCAAAACCAACGATGCCCAATTCTTCAGTAATACTAATGTCTGTATATGATGAATTGTAATTAACTGTTAAGTTTTCAGGCATGAACATAGAAACACTAGCCAAAGGATTACCTTTTTTCTGTGGCGCATAGTTTCCTGCTTGTGTTGCCAATCCAAGAGCAGTACCAATTGTAGTAGCAACAGAACCAAGATTCTCAAGACTGAAGTTGTCAGTTAAACTTGAAACGGCACTTGCTGAACTGGTTATTGCACTACCTAAACTGGTTGTATAGTCATATGCTTGGATAAGTACTGCATGACCCATAGAAGGGTTAGACGCCAAATCCGATGGAAATATCAAATTTTGGACTTGGTTTGTATTGGTAAATAAACTAGTTAATGGACCACCGAGTAGTGAACTAGTGCTGATACCACCAATATTAGAAGGTAATATTTGTAAACCCATGGTACTCTCTTTTATGTGAATATATATTATTTATGGCATATTCCGGACTATTTAAACCTCGTTACCCACAAAAATACATTGGTGACCCAAACAATATTGTTTATCGTTCCTCGTGGGAATGTAAAGTTATGTCTTGGTTAGACAATAATCCAGACATTTTATCATGGGCTAGTGAAGAATTGATTATACCTTATAAATCACCTGTTGATGGTAGAATGCATCGTTATTTTCCTGATTTTCTTGTTAAATCGAGAACCAGAGACGGAAAACTCAAAACTTTACTGCTTGAAGTCAAACCTAAAAAACAAACTCAGCAACCAGAACAACGTAAAAGAATCACCAAACAGTATATCAATGAAGTCACAACATGGGGCGTGAATCAGGCCAAGTGGAAAGCCGCTGAAGAATACTGCCTTGACCGTGGTTGGGAGTTTAAATTGATAACAGAGGATCACCTAGGCCTCAACTAAATATATCATGGCATCTAAACTTACACAAATTACTCAGCAAAAATCTGCTTCTGACCTCCAAGCTATGTCGAGAGAATCGCATAGATGGTTATTGACAAAGATTAATGAATTAAGAAACGTATCACAAATACCTCGTGGCATTGCGGCTGAGGATTTCAGGAAAGAAAAACTCTTTCAATTAGGTAAATTATACCATTTTTACTATGATCCAAAAGGTAAAGATGATTTGCCATATTATGATAGATTTCCTTTGGTATTGGCATTAGAGAAATATCCAGATGGCTTTCTTGGCTTAAACCTACATTATTTACCAGTAAAATACCGAGTGGCATTTCTGGACAAACTCTTGGATTACGCAGTCCTAGACGCAGATAATGATCCGAGAAGGATCAGAGTCACTTACGATATTTTGCAGGCGTCCAAGCGCTTTAAAGAGTTCAGACCATGTATCAAAAGATATTTACATAGTCACATTAAGTCAAAAATACTTACCATTCAGCCAAGAGAGTGGGAAGTGGCAGTATTCTTGCCTACCCATTTATTTAAAGGTGCCAAACCGGCAGATGTTTGGAAAGAATCGGTAGACGAAATTAAACACGGTTAAGGATTAAAATGGCAGGTACCATAAACGATTTCAGAAGTAGTTTTAAGATTGATGTTGCTAGACCATCTAGGTTTGATGTGTCTATTCCTGTTCCTCTTGCTTTGGCAGGACAAATCACTACGGCTCGTAATTTAACATTCCGTTGCGAATCTACTGCTTTACCGGGTAGAACACTTGAAACAACTGTTAAGAAATTAGGTTCTGCACCAGTTGAATATTTTCCGTATCATTCAAACTACCAACAAGCAACAATGACTTTTATTGTTTCTGATGATATGAGTGAGAAGGTGTTCTTTGATTCGTGGATGGAATTAATTAATCCAACCACAACTTATAACTTTGAGTACAAAGCAAATTATACAACAGATATTACAATTACTCAATACAATTTAGAAAATCAGCCAACATATTCTAGTATTTTACAAGAGGCATTTCCAATTGATGTAAACCAGTTAGACATGGATTGGTCAACCGATTCATACCATAAACTAGCTGTTGTATTTGTTTATAAACAATGGCAGAATAATTCTGTTGCTGGTTTAGTAAATAACCTGAAAACTGATTTAATAACAGGAATAATTAGTTCATTCTGATTTGATATAGGAGATATAAAATGGCTTTGCCAAAAATTGATGTGCCGGTATACGAGATTGATTTACCACTTTCTAACAAACATATTCGTTTTAGACCATTCTTAGTTAAAGAACAGAAGAATCTAATGATGGCTATGGAAGCAGGCGATAAAGAGACCATTGAGAGAAATGTTCGCCAAGTACTAAACAACTGTACCGTTACAGAAGGTATCAACATTGATACATTACCTGTGATTGATGTTGAATACTATTTCTTACAGTTACGTGCTCGTTCAGTCGGTGAGATTGTAGAGAATGAATATATCTGTAACAATGAAGTTAATGGTGCCGTTTGTGGTGGTAAAATGAAAGGTACATTAAACCTTTTAGAGATTAAAGTAGATGTCGACCCAAACAAAAAAGATATTATCAACTTAGATGGTAGAATTACCATGAAGTTAAAGTATCCAGAATTTTCTTTGGTTGAGAAACTAAGCAAAAAAGAATCTGCTGTTGATATTATCTTTGAAGTTATTGCTGAGAGTGTTGAATACATTCACGATGGTGAACAATACTATTATGCACACGAAACATCAAAGGCAGAACTGTTACAGTTTATTGAATCATTAAACCAAGAACAGTTTACCAAGTTGGAAGAATTCTTCAATACTCTGCCAACAATGAATAGAAAATTAGAAATTAAATGCGGTAAATGTGGATTCGACCATTCAATCGAAATGGAAGGTCTCGAAAGTTTTTTCGGGTAATATTTTGTCATGACAATTTGAGAAATTATTATAAAACTAATTTCTCTTTGATGCAACACCATAAGTATTCTCTCACGGAACTTGAAAATATGTTACCGTGGGAACGAGATATCTATGTCGCCATGCTAGTGCAGTATATTGAAGAAGAAAATGAAAAGATTAAACAACAAAACGCTTCAATGAAAAGGTAGTAAATGGCAAGACCGGATACCGAGTATCAAATAACACCTAAAGGCGAAGAACTAGCCGGTCGCCTTGCTGAAACTCGTGGTATCAAAAACATGATGGGCAATCCAATCATGTCTGGTGTCAAATCCAATCCAAAAAGAGTTCAATCTCAATCACCAGAAACACCAAATACAAAAGAAAAAAGAATTAAAAATATTCCTAATAAGGAACCTAATTTTTCTAATGTTGCACCTGGTAATCCAAGACCATTAAAAGTAAATGATTCTTCAGCCGATATTCTCGGTAAAATGTACAACTTTATGATGAAGAAGGCGGACATAGAGAAGAAAGAATTTAAACAAGAAAGAAAATTCAAAAAAGAACAGGTTCAAGTCAAAGAAGATAGAACACAGGAACTTATTGGTTTGTTCAAGGTCAAAAAGGCCAGAAAAGTAAAAGAAGAAAAAAACAAAAAAGAGATTCCTAAAAAAGAAGGTAAAGCACCTTCAAAACGTGCACCTAAAAAGACTACTGCTGAACCTGTACCAAAACCATCTGCACCTTCACCTACATCAAAGGCATTACCAAGAGCAATAACACCAAAGGGTGTTGCTGTGGCGGCCGCAGGTGTTGCCTTAGCAGGTGGTGCAACGGAGTTAATTGCTAAAGAAGAAGGTGTTGCAACAAAAGGTTATTGGGATCCGCCAGGTCAAAAAGAAAAAGTTTCTATTGGTTATGGTCATCAAATACAAGCAGAAGAATACAAACAAGGTTTTATTCAAGTGGGTAATGACCAGATTCCAATCAAAGGTGAAAGAGGTATTGATACTGTAATGACCAAAGACCAAGCAAAGAAGTTGCTTGATACTGATTTACCAAAATATGAAAAACGAGCAAAAGAACCTTTAGGTGATGCTTGGAATAAATTAAATCAAAACCAAAAGGATGTATTAACCTCTTATGCTTACAATACTGGCAGCACTCAAAGTTTGGTGAGAGCAGGACTTAAAGATGCCATCAATAGAGGTGACATGAAAGAGGCAGCCAATATCATCCGCACAAAAGGTGTTAGAACTGCTGGTGGAAAATTCAATGCTACATTAGATAAAAGACGTAAGAGTGAAGCAGACATATTTGAATCTAATGCAAAAAGTCAAGTGGTACCGGTTGAAACAAAGCCAATGGATATACCTGAACCAGTTAAACCCGTGACAAATGGTTCTACCGGTTCAAATCCGGTATCCATTCTAAATAACCAAACCAATATTATTAATGGTGGTACGACTTTCGCTTCAAATGAAGATAGAAAAGAATATGCATCATTATTAGAAAAACAATTTTACGGTTAAAAATGGACTACCAAAAAGCACGTTCAATTAGAAAAAGTTCTCTATTGTCATTAATAGCAGAAAGAAAATTTGAAGAAGGCCAAGGCATTGGTGCTTCTATTGGTGGTGCCATCTCTGATAAATTCAAAGCAAAAGGTGTAGGATTTAAAGAAGCATTAGACCCATTAAACTTTGTAAGAAAACTTACAGGTAAAGGTGCATTTGGTGATATTGCTGTAACCGGTTTAGGTCGTTTGTTTGGTAGAAAAGACCGAGACATTGAGGCATTTGGTGGTTACGGCCGAAAAAAGATGAGAAACAAGAGGGATCCCAATTTCACAACAATTGGTCCTGGTCCTGTAAGACGATTAAGAGTAAAAGATTCAACAGCAGACATTCTTGCCAAGATGTATAACTTCATGTTGAAAAAGAGTGAAATTGATATCAGAAATGCTGAGATAGAAAAATCATTTAGACAAGAACAACTTGATGAGGATGAACGCCGTCACCAAGATTTGGTTAAAGCAATTAAAGCATTTACTTCTGGTTCAGTAACAGGAGAACCAGAGAAAAAGGAATCTTTTTTTGATAAGATTCTGAAAATGTTTGCCGATTTTAAAAATACAATAATGGGTCTTATTGCACCAGTCTTAGACCTTTTGAAATCTGTTGGATTTAGTATTCTAAAAAATGCTTTGCGTGCTGGTGGTTGGTTACTTGAATTTTTAGGTGCCTCTAGTCTAGCAACTGCTGCGGCTATACTGGCGCCAGCAATTATTGCTGCCATCGGTTCTTTCAAGTTAATGGAACAATCAACTAATGCCGCAAATGAAGGCAATATTGAAAAACTAAAACAATCTGTACGAGCAGAATTATCTACCGCAGGTAATGGCCAAGTTGATGAGGATCAGGTCAACACAATGGTTGAAAGTTATCTGAAGATTCAGGCAGATAAAGGAATACCTGGTGCACAAAAAGCATATGAAGATTTTAAGAAGGATAAGAATTCAGTAGGCACAGGAGACAATTCTTTTGATGGTCTCAAAATGCAGTACCTCAAAGAAAAATATGGTGTTACTGTTGGTGTCAAGGCAACTCCACAACAAATGGAAGAAGCCAAGAAGTATGCGAAAGAAAATGCAGGTAAGCCTGCCGCTGAAATTAAACCTGTTAGTCCGTCATCT